TAAATCATCTATTTTTTGAAATAGTTCCAATGTTCTCATTTCTATTTTTTTCTTATTTGTAAAATCATTACTTATATCTTGTAATTTTGTATCACAATATATTTTTAAACATTTCGATAATTTTATTACATTATTTATATTTGTTAATATATTTACTGAAATTTTATTTCTTGTATACGGATTTAAAACACCTTTTTCACTTTTTAAAAATAAATTGTAGAGAGATAAAATATTGAATCCCCATATATTATTTTCCTCATCTACATAACTAATAAATTGATTATATGGTATTTCTGTCATTTCTTCCAAAGTAAAAAAATCTGTATCATTTTTACAAATATTTCTATTTAAAAATCCCGGTCCTAATAAATAATTATATTTTCGCTGAAAATAACCTCGAATATACTTCTGTAATTTAATTATATAGAAAGAGTCTCGTAAATAGTTATAAATGCGATCTTCTAGTTCTTTTTTACTACCCGAAACCTTTTGTTTATAATGTTTACAAATATCTTTTAAAAATGAAACCCTATGATTTTGATTCTTAATTAATTCATATTCATTATAATTTGGAATAAAAAAATTTTTTTCATTCACTATACTTCTTCTTTTCTTTGATGGTTTATCATAACGTTCTTCATTCATACTATTAATATACTATAATATACTATAATATAATATACTTTTTAATAATATTATATTATAGTTTAATAAAAATTAGTATTTAATTTATAAATATAAACCCATCTTGCTTCATAATTTCTTTTATATTATCTTTATCTATTAATGTTCTATTTATCTTGTAACGCTTTAAATTAACATTATCTAATAGAAACATATTATTAATTACATATAATTCTATAATATTAATTAATCCTTTCATATTATTATCTAACCATGTATAAAAATCAATATTATTATTATTTTTTTCATCATTTTTATAACTTTTATAGAACTCTACACTTTTATATAAATCTAAACTATTATCATCATTGTTATAATCTGTTCCTGATAATACACATATTTGTCTAAAATCATTTAATGATATCTCCAACTCTTTTAATATTTCTGATAAATTATATAATACCATCGATTCATTTAACAAACTTAAATATCGTAAAACTCTTGGACATCCATAGAGAAATAAATCCATATCTTCACTCAGGCAAGCATACGCTATTTTTTTTATAACTAATTTAGCACATAATTGATCTGCTTCACCTTCAGCTTCAATATAACTTTCACCAAATGCCATTATTAATTTTTTTATACTATCAATATGATATCTTTCTAATTTAACAAATTTCTTCTTTAATTCAACCATTTCATTTTGTAACACATTTTTTTCTTCTTTTTCATATTCATTATCATTTATTTCATTCATCTTTAATTCTAATTCTCTATATTTTTCTCGTGCTTCTTCTTTTAGATTGTTTCGTTTTTCAATTAATTTATATTTTTCTTCAGGCGGTTTTCCATCAAAAACAAAAATACCTGTTATATTATAAAATTTAAATAGAGATAATAATAAATAGAAATTTTCTAATAATACTTCTTCTTGTAAAAATCTATATAAATAAATTGATGTATCAATTGCTATATATTTACCTCTTAGATCCTCCATTTTTATAACACTTACTCCATTCTTACAATTTGTTTTAATATATTTATTCAATAAGCGTATGCCCATATTTAATAATTTATGCTTTAATTAATTATATATTTTTTAATTCAATTTTATTAAAATTCTATACATGTCATTCGCGCCACATTTCCTTTTATTATTTTAACACATTCTAATGAATTAATAAATTCTCCTTTTATACCTATATCTATAATTAAATTTCCATAAGATGTTAAAACATCTGGTTTTCTAGAGAAATTCATAAAATATTCATTATTTTTATAACACCATTGTATAAATTGATAATAATCACTCATTAAAATAGCACCTATCACATAATAACAAAAAACATTTGAATTTTCATTATAATTATTATTTCCTTTCATTAATAAATCTCTATAAGAGAGATTCATATAGTTTAAAACATTATTACATTGCTGTAAAGAATATATTCTCTCAAATTGTAAAAATATATTGCTCAACTCCATATATTTTTTTATATTTTTTTTATTCCTCAAACACCCATATGCAGTGATTAAACAATTAATTATTCTTCCCCATACTTCACAATAACTCTCAAAAATCAAAAAATCACTTTTTACATTAAATTGTTTTTTAATTTTATATTTTATTTTTTCTATACTTGATGTTGAAAAATCAAAATCAAAACTGTGAAAGCACTCGTGAATTAACACTTTAAACCACTCTTCCTTTCTATATATAATTATCTCTCCATTATTATTACAACCACTCATTGTAAATGCTGTATTTACATTATTATGATCTAAAGATATATTTGGTTTATTTGGTAATTTTTTCTCAAATGGTGTTAAATATATATAAATATTTGTAAAATTTGAACAATTATTATTTATATATTGATTTGCTATATATAACCAAATAAAAACTTTTTTTACATAATTATCTATATTATTTATCATTTCATCATCTTTATAAATATAGAAGTAGAGAGAAAAAGTTCTTGAATTTATTAAAATTGTATAATTTATCATAGTTGATTCCTCATTTTCTATGTATTTTTTTATATTTTCAGGAAAAAAACTAGAATTCCACATAATAGGTTTGTTATTTTTATCAAAATAATATTGATAATTAATATTTTTTTTTATATATTTAGAATTTTTATTAATAAATTTATTACCATTGTAAATTATTCTATAAAATAAATATATGTAATTTTTTAATTCGTCTAATTTTAAATCTGAATAATCCTTGCTACATTTTTTAATTATATCCATATTCATTTCAATAATATCACTACTAACATTATTCAATATCATATATATATTATATAATAAATATATATTATATAATAAATATATATTTATTATAAATTATGACGCTATCTATCATATATTATTTAGTTTATAAAATAAAATATTCTCCAACATTATGGATTGTTAATATTTATGAAACAATAAGTAATGATCTTATAGAATATGTTGAGAATTTTCATTCTCTTCAAGAAGTTTATTATTTAGTATCAAGTAATAACTCTTCGTTAGATATTGATAATATAAAACAATTTACTACTTTAAATTTGGATAGTAATTGCGAATTAATCTGTAGAAGTTACTAATTCAGATCTTATTTTCATTAATATATCTTGACGCTCTGGTTCTGAACCTCTTTTAAAATGCATTAATTTTGCATCTTTTGTTTTTAAAAGGATATCAGCTAAATCTTTATTTTGTTCATATTTAGCTTCTTGAGCTATAGTCATTACTTCATCTTTTTTATCAAAAAATCCTTCATCTATCTTTATTTTTTCATCTCTTACTCTTTTTCCTTCATATTTTCCAGTAGGACCCCCAGCTGCTTTTGCTAATGCTGGATCTTTTGAAATATCACTACTTGATTCAAGACTAAATTTTTCATAAAATTCTGGATGTTTTTCTTTAAATTTATTTCCTTGATAATAATGTTCAACAGATTTCCATGTTTTTCCATCTAATTTTAAGTTACTTTCCCAAAAATTTGATAATTTTCTTCTCCAATCTGGTATTTTTGAAAGTTCTATAAATTCCTTTTTTCTCTCTTTATTCAATAGTTCACCCGCTCCTTCACCTGGAAATTTATTTCCAGCTGATTTTGAATAATATTGAAAAATAACATCCTCTTTATATAATTCTTTTTCTGGAGTAATTAACTTCTCCATAACTTCTTCATCGAGCTCTTCATCTTTATTTTTTGAATCAATTTTTTCTTGTATATCATATTCTCTAAATTCTGGTATTAAATAATAAGGACCAGCTTGTCTTTCTAAGCATTTATCCTTTATTAATTTTACCACTTTTTCTGGCAATTCATCATATGTAAATGCTCCCTTTTTATTATATTTTATTAACTCATAATGATTACCACTATATGCTAACATTATATAATGTGTAGGATTAAATACACCAGCATCTTGTAATATTGTATCATTTAGTTGCCCACAATTTAATACATTATCTTCATCTCCCATTTCAAATGATTGTTTAGAAAATAAAATAAATTTTAAATTCAATTCGCGTTCTAATGTGGATATTGACCATGTCTCGCCCCAAAAACTGCTAGTTTGTATTTTTCTTCTTAAATCTTCTATTGTATTTACTCCTTCCATAAAATTAAATTCTTGTAACATTTCTTTTGCAAAACCTTCATTATCCTTTTCTCTTTTAAATTTTTCTGTATTTTCTCTTGCCTCTTTTATTATTTCTTGTTGCTCTTTTCTATTTTTTATACTAGATAATTGTGTTTTTAATTCTTTATTTCTGCTATTCAATTCTTTCATAGTTTTTCTTATTTCTTCATAATTATTTTTTGTTTCATCATATAATAATTTCCAATTTGAAAATAATTCTTCTGTTACTTGTTCTGCTAAAATTTTACGCATTTCACCTATTGTTATATCACGTCCTATTGTTTTTAAACCATCCCTTATACTAGCAAACAAACAATCTCCTCCTCCTTCATTATCTAAAATTTCATAAAAATTGCTTTTCATATATTGTTTAATCCATTCATCATATTCTTCTTCGCCACTTTCCTCTTCTTCGCCACTTTCCTCTTCTTCATCACTTTCCTGTTCTTCGTCACTTTCCTCTTCTTCATCACTTTCCTCTTCTTCATCGCTTTCTTCTTCAGTTTCCCCTTCTTCACCTTGTTGTTTCTTTTGTTCATCTGATAGTTTTTTATCAGATGATTTTTCAATGAAATCCTCTATAAAATAATTATAAAATAATGGTTCATTTAATCGTTCAATATCTATATCACCATCTTCATCTAATATATTAGGCTCTCTATCAGCTAATATTTCATACAAACCAATTTGAGAATCTACCTTATCTTTTACTACTAAATATATTGGATAATATATAATATTCTTTTGTATGAAACTATATTTTGCTTGACCTAAAGCTATTTCTTGTGTTATTCCTAATATTTCAATTTCATATACTGTAGCATCAAACTCTAAATCATCTTTATCTAATTTTTTTATTTCTGGATAATTTATTGTATTATCTAAAATAGATTTTACCATTATAAAATTTATATATATTTTTGTTTAATTAAGTTATTAATTTAAATATTAAATAATATTTAATATAATAATTATGATTTTTCGACACATTGAATCTAATGATTATTACAAAGATTATTTAACTTTATTAGAACAATTAACTATAGTTGAAAAAGAAAAAATTAATTTTATACAATTTAAAAACTTTGTTAATAATCTCTCCAACAAACATATTATTATTGTTATTGAAGATAATAATAAAATTATTGGATCAGGAACTTTGCTAATAGAGAATAAAGTTATACATAATATGGGTTTAGTAGCTCATATAGAAGATATTGTTATACATAATAATTATAGAAAACAAGGATTAGGTAAAAAAATAATTGATGAATTAATAAATATTTCTATTCAATCCAACTGCTATAAAATTATTTTAGATTGTAATGAAAAAAATGTAAATTTTTATCAAAATTCTGGTTTTAAACAAAAAGAAATTCAAATGGTAAAATATTTATA